ACTGCTGATGGTAAAGATGCCATCCCCCATTCGTACAGCGACACTGTTACCAAGGCATACAAACTGTTGCGGCAACGTGCAGTGCGGAACATGACAAAGATGTTCAACACCTAATTTGATGGGCGGCTTTGCCGCCCATCATTTCATGATAGTTGTGGATGCTGGCGTAGACGCTGGCGAGGGTTACAAAGGGAGAAATTTGTATGACGCTACAAAAACCACCAGTTAATTGCATTGGTCAAACCAAAGAAGATATCGACAATGCAAATCACGTTACCACCATTGTTTGGGGGTCGTGTCAGGATACAACAGAAACATTTGCCTTTAACACAGAGGCAGAAAAAGAAATGTTTTTGTTGGGTGTAAACGCCGCCTGTGGGTGGTTAGAATATGAAATAGAGGAAGAAGATGGAGGAAAACCTGATGTTGGTCACTGGGTCTATGTCTGAATGGAAATCTGTTGGCGATGAATTGCCAGCGGCTGGTACTGCTGTTTGGTATTTCTTCGATGTAGTGGGCGTATGGCAGGGCAGATATGATGGCTTGCTAGAAGATATGCCTGTCTTTACGTCAAAGTGTGGCAACTATTGGCTCACTGGTGACGTAACCCATTGGATGCCTGACGTAGGTCAGGAAGAACCAGAGGAGCCTGACAATGTCTGATTTATTTTGGATTGTTTTTATTTTAGGTTCATCAGTCGGGATAGTCGGCTGGTGCTGTTTTGTGATGGACGTATGGAAGGAGATACAACGCGATGTCACTAGTAAAAATAACTCTCACCAAGGGTGAGGCTTGCGCGGTTGGTGTAGCACTCGACAATCTTATCGAACAGCTTACACAGCCATACGATTGGGAGAACAGGGAAAAGTTGCTTGATACTTTGACTGCCCAGAAAACTTTAGAAGAGGCGGTGGAAGATGCGGAAGAAGAACCGTTTGACATCAGTAGGTTCACAAGGGCTTAGTCCTAGGTTTACCACTGCGGAAATTAACGCCTTAATGCTTGCTCTCAACGCCTTCTATAACCAGAAGGTGCATGAGGGCAAAGCATCAGACAAGTCTGTGTCACACGCAGTCTCGGCTGGGCGTAAACTTCAACTATTAAAGAAGGGAGTAAGAAAATGATTTCATGGCACAACGCGCCATCTTATCGATACAACGGCTATCGATATATGCCAGAGGTCGATGAGGATGACGAGGGCATCCGAAAGGCGTGGCACTACGTCTATAAGGTCGAGGATGTTGATGTGAACGGCAAGCCTGTCACACACAAGGGCATGGTCACACCAGCTTTCCACCTCAACCACACACCTTATCACTGGCTCACATATGATGAGTTTACTTATCACATCGATATGCTTACAGGGGGACACTATGAGTAGATTATTCTTTTGGTGCTGGGTCTTTTGGCTTGGACTTTTGATTGCTGTAGCTGGCATGAATTATGTTGAACAGCCATCCAACAATATCTGGATGGGTGTGTTGATATTATATTCGGGCATTGGTATCTTATGTACCGCAACTGTTCAGTTGGTAAGGCGTGGGGGATAATCATGTTTGACTTAACTTTTGACAAGGCCAAAGAAGCCTACATAAACGAGTGCAACAAGGTCGGCCTTGTTCCTCGTCCTGTCACCACAATGATATATGACAAGTATAGCGAGAAGTTTACACTGTCTAATGCAAAAGACGGTGACTTCGCGGATCTGGAGCCAAACGGTCGGGTCTGTGCTATGCACTGGAACACTACCAGATAATCCACTGCCTAGTGTGAGGGCTTGGGGCAAGCCTTTAAGTTTTATACGGTGGCAGTGGGTTTTCCTCCCTTAGCCGTATAGAACAGCCCCAATAATTTTGTAGGGTAATACAAATCTATAACTGGAGATCCGTAGCGACTGCTCACCGCTTCGGGAGACAAAGCCCCTTGAGCAAGGGCAACCTCAACGTACCAACGCAAGGATGCGGTACAGAAAGGTAAGGTGAAACCAGATGGATAAGATGGTTTCAAAACAGCGGCGTGTTAGCGCCGAAATGGACATTAACGAGCAGAAAAATAATTTATCCTCGTTGATTGCCAATCCGCCCCAGAATAGCCGTGTAGTTGAGTTCTCACCAGAACTTGCTTCATATATTTTGGAAAATCACAACATCGGTAATCGTTCAGTAAAGCCAACGCATATCAATCGCTATGCAAAAAGTATGTCGGTTGATAATTGGTCATTGACTGGTGTGCCACTGCTGTTCTCTAAGGATGGCATTCTGATTGATGGGCAGAACCGCTTGTCGGCTTGTGTAAAGGCAAACAAGCCTTTTATGAGCCATGTGGTTTTTGGCGTTGATCCTGATAGCCATGTTCACATTGATGTGGGCAAGGTTCGCAACAACGCAGACCTGTTCACCAAAATGGGTGTGAATTATCCGCGTGAGACTGGCATGACGCTTCGCATGATTACTGCGTGGTCAAAAGGCAAGACTGATGCTCGTAGCCATTACATGGACTTGTTTGAAATGCGGGAATTGTATGAAACTCGCATTGATAAGACGGTTCTGGAATTGTGCATCAAGAAAGCAAAGTCAGTGCATAAGAACACTGGATATCCTATACCGCACTTATCTAGCCTGATGTATTTTGCTTGGAAGCAGGGTCATTCAGAAAAGGTAAAGCAGTTTATGGATGACCTGACTTCTGGCTATGGTTCTGGTGTGCGCTCACCTGTTCGCCTGTTGTTAAGCACAGTTAATCGCTTACGCATGGACAGGTTTTCGGTAATCACCACCCATATGTACGGTATCATGTTACTTCGTACATGGCAGAATTATCTGGATGGCAAGGCGTCAAAAGTGTCTGATATGAAAGTCACACTTGATGACACCCTGCCCTTGATGTTCTCTTTGTAACTGCAAGTACCATGCCAAAATAGATTAAGGGGCTGGTTTTTACGCCAGCCCCTTTGTCGTGGAAGGGAACAACTTTCCTGTTCCCTTTCTATTTATACCATCCTACAAATTTAATCAACATCTGTTTCAAAACATTCTACAGATGCCGCCGCGTAACCAGCCTTATCCACCCAACTGTCGTAATGGTCGGGTGTTTCGATTAAACGTGCTGTTTTTACCAAGTCCATACACAATCCCACCTCATGCGGCTGGACATCAATCCCCAAAACCACAGACCATAAATTTGCAATGCGAGTAAAGTTATCCAAAGGTGAGCCGTAATTCTCACCCCTTTCGTTAATCGCGTCCTGAGCCTCACTGAGCATCAGAACGCCCTTTCTGGTAGTTGACCCCTCTGACATCAGAACGGCGCGTCACAGAGAGCCATAGGCTTTTCTGGGAAGCTATCCTTATCGTTGTTCATGGAATAGGTCATGGCAACTGGGTCAAAGTACAATTCTGCCACACCTTGCTTTCCTACCCAGTTGAAACGGCATTTCCAAACATGAATTTCTGACATGGCAGATGCCACTGGGTCAGGTCTATGAACCGTAATGCCGACATCAGCCTTGGCGAACCATGCGGCAGATCCAGAGATGTCGTATCCCTTCGGCGGCGGAACCTTTCCATCAACACCGCGCAACATTTTTGTTGGATGCGCGACAAACCAAAGATGCAAATCGTGACTCATGGCAAACACTCGTAGCTTGGTCAGCATATCTGATATCCAGCCTGTTTCGCTTTGGTCACCCTTATCCTGTTGGATGTAGTTGTATGGGTCAATGACCGCACCCCTCACACCCTGCCGCATCACTGCAATCTTGAGGCGTTCAATGATACCGTCCACGGTAGCCATAGCCCCATCGTTCTGGTACAAGAATGAGAAGTGGTTCTTTACGAACCTCTTGCCCTCATTTAACTCTTCCTGCGAAAGTCTGGGCGTGTGTCCCGCAAAAAACGGCTTACGCATACGCTTGGATATCAGCTTGGCGATATGTAGCGGTGGGTCATTCTCGAAAGAACAGATAGCAAACTTCCAGCCGCGCTCTTCTGCCAAGTTTATCATTAGCTGATCTACAAACTCAGACTTCCCTGATGAAGGATGACCAGTCACCACGGTTAGCTGGCCCTCAACAATCGAATAGAACTCATCGACATTGACATACCCAGTCGATGCACCCCTGCCCATACCCTTTTCGTAAAGCGTGTCCAGCTTGTCAAAGAAATGGTCAGGCTCGTACAGTCCAGACACAGGATAGGGCGAACATTCCGCGATGACCTTTTCAAAGGCTTTGCGGCCTTTCTTCACCAACAGGTCATTGGCGTCTTTTACCCCATCGGGAAACTCAATTATCCAGCACCTGTCCTTGCCTATGCGTCTGGCAATCTCTTCACCCATAGCCTTGCCAGCTTCATCGTTGTCAGTGGCGAGGATTACTTTAGGCGCACTTTCCAACTTGTCTTTGGCATCCCATAGGAAGCGGAACTTGTTATCTTCTTGTGGGTCAATTTTACCATCAACAACCTTCATCACCGCACCATTCGGAACGCTCACCACGTTCTCAAACCCAGCTTCGATAAATGAAAGGGCATCCATCTCGCCTTCAACAATGAAGATATCATCTGTAGGGTCAAGGTTGTCAAAGTTAAAGAAGTTGGCTGGTGCGCCATTACAAGAAAAGCCCTTATCTTCTAAGGCGCGGATCTTCGCCGCATAGGTCTTTCCTTTGTTGGTGTACGGGAACACCACACACTCAACTTCTTTTTGCAAACTATTTATGAAATGTCTTTTGGTTTGTATTCCTGCGCTTCTGGCAGTCTCTTCTGATATGCCACGCTTTTTTAGCCATCCGATTGTATTCTCAGTCAAATCAACATAATCATGCTTTACAGCCAGCGCCATCTTTGCTCCCCTCTTGATTGGTATCTGCTTCTCTTCAAACGGCACAATACCGTTCTCATCACAGTGCCAGCAGTTATACAGGATATCACTGCCATCTATCTTGAGGGATAGAGTTCTTTGGTTCTGATTGGCTTTCTTGCGCGTATGTGAACAGAAAGGACAGATGATTTTGTGTTGCCCATTACCAAGTCGGTATGCCGCACCACGGATTACAGTGTTCTCTTGCATAATATTTCTCCACGACACACCCAAGATATGCCGCAGAGATATTTCTGTCAATCTGGTTTTTACAAGATGGAATTAGAGGGGCAACAAAGTAACTAGTTTATCTAACTAGTTATATATTTATATATATCTATACTAGTTTACTAGTCAGTTCTTCTTGTCTACTAAATCTTTTAGTTTCCTGCCTTTGTATCTGGCAATGGCTGGTTTAGATTGTAGTATGCTACGAATATTAGAGCGCATTTGAGGGGTGGCGACACCAGCATGGTCGCATACTGTTTCAAAGTCTTCACTGTCTAGCCAGTCGGCAACAGCTTGCTTGTGTTTGGGATCGTCAAGATATGCGTCTGATATCGCTTGGGATATCACCGCCCTCCAAAGATGACACTCTGATAAGTGTTCTTGGGTTTTCTCTATCAAGCCCCCAATATATATTTTTCCGCTTAACTTGTCGATCATTAGCGTATATTAGCCCCTGCATTAAGTCGAGAATGAGGCTTTCGTCAAGATCTGGTCTGCGGCTAGCGTAGTAAATTGCCATTTCCACACATACGTCAGCAGTAAACAACTCATCAATAGGCTTAATTTGTTCAACAAATGATTTTGCATACTTTCTCGCTTTGTCAGATTTTATTGAAGCTGGCCTACCCTTTATCAAAACAATTTTTCTACTGTTTGCCTTTGACGCTGGCTCACCAAGTACAACAAATTCGTGTATTTTTCTTGACATTTAAGTGCCTTATTTTCTTATTGACATCTATTTGCCCCTATGCGATAACCCTAGAGGAAGGAGACAACTATGGAAATCACCAACAACTTTGGACTACCGCAACCTTTTTTAGACTTTGCCAGAAATGACAAGTATAGTAAAGGGAATGCTGATATCAGCGTAACCACGCTTATCGACAGTCCAAGAGTAAATCTTATGCGCCAGCACTATGCGGCAGACAGAACTGCTGATGTGCCTGACATGATTTGGCCTCTG